GGCGACCGGCGCAGCGTTGCTTCCTCGGCCGCCCGCAGCGCTTCGGCAGTGCCGATGCCGGCGCTATTTTTCAGGTATTTACCGACCGCAGGCACGGCAACGCCGGCCACTGCGTCAAGAACAGGACCAGCGCCGAGAAGATGAGCTGCCCCAGCGGCGGTCGTACCGACTGCCCCGGTGTATGCACCGCCTCCGCCGCCCAAGACGTTGCCGGCAAATCGCTTCAAGTTATTGCCGGCCGAGCCCTCCGGGATGGCTTCCAGCATCGCTATTTCTTCAGGGTTAAACCCTCGCATTTTTTTGGCATTGAGAATTGCCGAGGTGACCTGGGACCGAACAGTGTTCCCAAGGTTCTGACCGGAGCCAGCCGAGGCGGCTCGAAGGCCGGAAGCGCGATCGATGCCGGCAAGGAGTTCACCTCTGAACCCGGCGGCGGAGTTGGCGCGGGCTTTGGCGTAAAGGTCTCCGACCTCGGAAGCGGGTCCAGCCAGAACAGCCGCCGCAGGAGGGTTTTCAATGAAGTCGTCAATGTGCTTAAGCGCAATGCCGATGCCGTGCCTGTCTTCCGTCGGCTTCTCGAACTTGTTGGCGATGTTCTTACGGATCGAGATGAGATTGGCTGGCTCGAGATGGATGGTTTCGCCGGGAGGCGGCTTTGAGGCCCGGAGACGATCAAGGCTTTTGTAGAGACCCTCTGAATCTTCCCTGGCGACGCCATCTCTGATCAACTCTTGCTCGATCCGGTCTGCCATCACGGGCATGGCTTGCGGATCGTATTTAACCGGAAGTTCCCTTACCGCGTTGTGCTGCTCACCACCAACCCTTTTTGCCTCCTGGAAACTAGGGACAGTCGCCATCGACAGGTCCGGCGCAGTCCGCCCGGCGCCGGCAAGCGCGCGGTCGCCGGAACGTACCATAGGATTGATATTCGGTCCAAACATAGTTGCGAAATTGGCAGCTTCCCCGATCATGCCGGAGGCACGCGGGTCGTTGACGGCCGGGTCGAACGTCGCAGGTATTTGGGTCTCGCCAGTGTAGACGCGCTTCGGCAAGGTGACGGCTTGCTTCCCGCCTTCATAGAGATCCTTTCCCAGGCCCAGGATGCTGCCGATCGCGCCGGACGCCAGCGGCTCGAACTTTACAGATTTGTCGCTGTAGGTCGTGTACGGCAGAATCGTTCCGCGTCTTACGACTTCAGGCAAAGGCTTCGGATTAAACACCGCAAATTCGTCGTTTGCAGGCGCGGCCGGATAGGCACCGGACGCCGGCCGCACAGTAATGCGCGCTGTCGGCTCGACGACCGGAGACGGCTCCGCCGCCTTCGGGAGAAAATCAGCCCATTCGTCCTGTCCGGTTGCCATTACGGCACCGTCCCTTCCCGGCCGTCAGGCAAAGTGACCAACGTGCCTGACGGATAGCGTTTAGCATCCTTGGACGACCAGACTTGCACTCGCTGCCCCTTGGGCGGTGCCGGTAGCTTTTGCATCTCGGGATCGAACTGCGGTGCCCCGAATGCCGCCGCTGCCGCCGGGTTTCTTTCCGTGCCAAACAGCACGGATGACTTGGCCTTGTAGTCCTTAAGGACTTCGACAGCGTTTTCTTCGAGAATGTTGAGCATGCGGTGCAGCGTTCTGGCGTCGAGATTATAATCGGCGGCCGCCGCCTTTTCCGCATTGGCGATGTCGGCGTTCGATATATTTGCATTGCCGGCGGCGGCAGTGCGCTGCGCGTTGATCACCGGCTGCATCACGGTCTTGAACAATTGCGAATTAGCGGCATCGCTGCCTTGGTCAGGGTGTCCCATGAGGGTCATAAGCCGTCCCCAGTTGATGCGCGCGTCGGCTCCAAACCCCGTGATAGCCCCCTGCGACAAGGCCAACCGCGCTTCGCGGATCGCGGGCTGTGCCTTGGCTATGACATCGACGGCGGGCTTTCTGTTGTCGATGTAATCCTTGACGATGCTGTTGACGGCCGTTTCCGGCAACCCGCCCATTTGCGTCGCAAAATTGGCTGCACGGGTGGCGGTTTCGTTCTTGAGATCGAGTTCCTTGTTTTCCGATACTCGTTTGGCAGCGTCCTGCTTTAATTTTTCCGGCAATGCACTCAACGTGAGCGCCTCGCCGGTTGTTTTCAAAGACTTGCCCTGCTCCTCCAGTTGCTCTTTTTCCCAAAGTGTCAGCATCGCCGTATGGTGCGCCATTGCGGTCTTGTAGGCCTCGATGTTGCGGTGATCGACAAAATCGCGCTTGGCTTTCTCATTGGCGATCACAGGCGCCCAGTACGCCTTGACGGTCGGATCATCCGTCATGGATTGCAGAATTGCATTCCGCTCTGTCGTCCCCATCGGCTGCCGGTCCGGGACCGGCGGCGGAACCGGCTTGGCCATCTCGTAGCCAGGAGGCATGTTCGCCGGCCGTTGCGGAATGACCGGCCCAGTCTGCGGCGAGTCTTGCGCAACTTGTATCGGCATCGGCTTGATTGTTTGCGTCGTGATCGGCGGGCCGCTGCCTGGAACGAGGTCCGGCGTCTGGGGCGGCAGCGCCGCCTGCGCGCCGGCATCGCTCACTACACCGGGGGGCGTCAGTGCTGCGGTCCTGACGGGGCCGCCGGGCTGCGTGAAACCTCCCGGCACCAGCATATCGGGAGTGGCGGTCCCACCGCTCAGTGGCGCAGGCGTGTTCACCATGGAGCCGGCTGGGCTTTGGTTCACAATAGCCGCGGTCATGCCATCGCGATTCCCCGGCGGTATAGTCGGCACGGTCGATTGACCGGGGATCGGGAGGGTTGCCGGGTTGTTCGGATCGAGAAACTGCCGTCCACCACGCGCCATCTGAAGGTGCGGATAGTCGCCGGGGATGCCGGCGAGCCCGAATTGCGCGCCGTTTGCTTTCAGCCAATCAAGGGCGGGCGAACGGTCGACATCGACGGCTTCGCCCGTTTCGTGCCGCGACGATCCTGGCGGCGCGACCGGCCCGCGGCCTGCGCGGGTGTCGTACAGGTATTGCTGATAAGCGCGCGGGCGCGATCCCTCATTGTAGACGAAATCCTTTTTCACGTCGTCGGGCATGGCGTTATAGGCTGCCATCATCCGCGCCTGCATTTCAGGATTGATGCCTTGGATCGCCTTGTCGACCCCGACGCGCGAAGCAACCTCGGCGTTGCGCTCAGTACGAAACCGCGGGCCAAAGCCCCCACCAAGAGCGGCGGCGTCAAGATAATTAAAGCCGCCTTCCGAAGGCGAAGCGTTTTCGAGCGGCGAACCAGGCTTGCCCGCCTCCAACGGAGTGCCGCTGGGAGTCGGCAGCGTAGATCGCGAGCCCTGCGAAGGCGGGGGCAATGGCGCCGCAGGCATCACCGCCGTGTTCTCGACGCCACCCGTTGTTGCACCTGACGTTGCTGCCGGTCCATCGCCCAAAGCTCCCGCTGCTGCGGCCCTTTGTGTGGCCAACTGACCAGATCGTGCGGCCTCTAACTGATCCAGCCGGTTCATATCCATGACGTCGGCGAACCGCTCGCCGGCATACGTCAACCCCTCGCCGAATGTCTTCGGGAACGGCGAGCGCTTGCCCATGAGCTGCTCGGCGATCTTGCGCCGTGTCTGTAGCGCCTCATAGCTCAGCGGCTCGCCCGGCTTGGCGTTGGCGAAGAAAAAGGACGTAGGGTCTGCCATCTCACGCCGCCCTCAATATGTTGCCCATCACGCGCTCGGGCTGGATGTGCTTCACGCCTCGAATCGTCTTCACCGCGCCAGGGTCGATCTTCTCAACGTCCTGTGCCATCGGCCCGATATGCGCCGTGCTTGCGGGGTCGTCCTTGTAGGCGTACCGGTAGATCGGCAGCTTTTTGCTCTCGCGCTCGGGAAGCGCCGCAAACACGGTGCCTATCCGGTGGATGTCCTTCTTGACGTCGCGGTCGCTGCGCAGATAGCCCGCGAGGATATTGCTGCCGCCGCCGAGAATGCCGCCGAGCAAAGCGTTCTGGTTCGTGCTCTGCTGCTGGTAGTTCTGAAAGTTCTGCGCGAAATTCTGGTTGTACAGCCCCGCGATGTCCGTGGTCGGAATCTGCTGCGTCGGCGTCGTCATGAAGCTCGGCCGGCTGACTTGGCCGCCCGACAACAACGCGGACACCTCGTTGATGGGCTGGCCGCGCAGCGCGTACTGCTCGGTCAGATATTGGTTGCGGCCCTGGTTCTGCGCGTTGTAGGCGGCTTGCGCCTGCTGCAACTGCTGCAGCAAGCCCGCATTGGCAAATTGCCCGCGCGCCGCGGACTGCGCAAAACCCTGCTGCTGTTCGGCGGCCCCGGCCTGCGTGACGGCGACTCTTTGTGCGGCGACTTGGTCGTTGTAATCCTTCATCGCGTCGTTGTAGGCGGTCGAGCCGTAGCGGATGCCCTGGTCGGAAAGCCGTTGCTCCAGGCTCGTGCGGGCGCGATCGAGCTGCGGGTTGAGCCGCGAGAACAGCGACGCCTCGACCCGCGCGCGGTCGGCGCTGTAGTCGTTGCCGTCGCCAAATGTCGTCTGTGCGCGCGGGATGCCGGACAGCATGCCGGCGTCGCCGGCGCCGGGCGCACCGCTGAGATCGAATGGCGAACTGAGAAGGCCGCCGAGACGGCCGCTCTGGTCGGCGCCGAGCGTCGCCAGATTCAGCTTGCCGCGTTCGCCCTCGCTTTGGATGGCCAACTCTTGCGGCGAGAGCGTCTGACTCGCCGTGAAGCGCGGAATATCGTAGGCATTGCCGGTCGACGGATCGGTGAAACTATAAGTGCCAGTCTGATCGTAATTCAATGAGCCAAGCGGCGTGCTCTGATTGGTATTATTCAGAAACGCATTCGCGATCGCCGTTGAGACGTTTGCCGAAGTCTGCGCACCCGACACTTGAACGGGATTGGGCGGAGTAGGCGGGTCATCTTTGCTGAAGAAGCTCACGCCTTCCTCCCTAATACGGCTGCTGCACGCCCTGCTGGCCGGGCTGTTGCTGTTGCGGTGCCATTCCTAAGGGCAACTGTCCGGGCGGCGTGATGCCGGGCAGGCGCAAGCCTGGCTGCATCGGTCCTCCCACCGGACCCATAGCCCCCATGGGCGGAGCTGCCGCCCCGAGCGCCGCCGGCTGGCTCTGCGGCAGCATGCCGAGCGGCTGCTGCGGCACGCTGCCTGCGAGGCTTTGCATCGCGCCGCCGGCAGGGGCTGGCGGGGGTTGCTGGATGTTCATGAGCGCGGCCGTGATGCGATTTCGCTGATCGCCGCCTTGCGGAGACATTCCATATGCGTCGCTCATGCGGCTTCTCCCAATCTATTCAGGTCGATCATAGGACGGTTGATCCTACGGAATATCTTGTTTGCGCGCCAAGCATCATCCGTCAATCGGCAAATCACGCCGTCCTTGTCGCGGCCAAACAGGCGCGGAAACTCGATGAGCGAATATCCGAGCACGGCAAGCTCCCTGAGATGGCGCACGTCCGAAGCTAGGACCTTATTTACGACCATCTGGCATTTGCACTGAACGAAACAAAAATTATACATCTGTCGCAGCGTCTCGCGCGTGCACCACTGCCGGCCCGGCAGAGCCGCGGCGCTCAGTTCCATAAGTCCAGCCTCGGGCGCCAGGCTGTGAAAAACGATGCCGGCGATCAGCTCGTTGTTCTCGCAGACGCCGATGGCCTTGAACTTGCCGAAGCCGAAGGCGCGAACGTGCGGGATCATTTTCGCGACGAAATCCGCGACGAGCTCGTCCTGGCCGTAGAGGTATTTAAGGGTCATGCCGCTCTCGCGCTGAGATGCCGATCTACAGCGGCCTTGGCTGCCTCGCTGATGTCGCTGTTGCGCAGGCGCGTGAGCCAATGCGAGCCGCTGCCCTGCTCGATCAGGTTGGCGGCCTCGATCTCGCGCAGCGAGCGCATGTATTCGGTTGGCTCGGTCGTCTCGACAAACCATGCCTTCGGTCTGTCGGCCGTGCAGAACATCCACGCCATCTGTTCTGGCTCATAGCCGATCAGCTTTTGGATCGTCCCACGATCCTTGACCGGCCAGGATTGGTAGCGGAACCGCTTAGTTCCGTAGATCGAGTGGAACAGGCCGGCGGTGCAGACATTCTCGCTATTACCCCACTCCTCGAGCAGCTTGTGTGTGCCACAGAGGTGCTCGTAAAGCATGCGACCACTATGCCGGGTCTTGCCGGCACTGGCGGGGCCGAGCAGGAACTGCTTGTATTCATCTCTTATCATCGAGCGGCTCGCTGGACGTCTTAAACATGAGTGTGATCCTCAACACCGGGCACGTCCTGCTGACGCCGCGCGCGACGTGCGGGATGTTGCCCTTGAACACAGCGAGACGGTTCGGCTTTGGATAGAATGCGCCGACGATATCGGTCTTGTCCTGGTTAAACAGCACCGTCTCGCCTCCCCAATTCGGCTCCCAGGCGTCGTGCGGATAGTAGACCGCCGTGTAGCGGTTATCCTTGCGCGAGTCGGTGTGGATCGTGCCGTCGATGCCGTAGGCGTGCGCATTGGCGTAGCAGCGGATCAGCGTGTGGCCGTTGAATATCCGCTGCTCCAGCTCCTGCCAAATCCCAAACAGCGGCGGCACATTTTTCTTCAGTTCCTCGGCGCAGTCGTAGGCTGGTGTCTTGTTCTTGTGCAGATGACCGGCGAAGTGCCGGTGCCAAAACGCAAAAGTGTCCTCCTTGCCGTTCGACTTCCAGCCGTACTTCCAGCCGCCTCGGCGCAAGAAGTTGTACAGCGGCTGCCGCTGCTGCTCGGTCAGCAGATTGTCGATCTTGAAGCTGTCCGGCATCAGCCGCGAAGACGGCGTCTCGACGCCTGATGGCGGCTGTTCGCGCTCTGCTACAAGTGCAAGAGCCATGGCTTATTCACCGTCATCGTCGTCGTCGTCATCGTCGTCGCTTGGACCCTCGGCGCCGGCTGCGTCTGCGGCTGCATCTGCGGCGTCTGCGGCTGCGCCTGCACCTGCGCCAGCAGCACCGCCACCGCCGACATCGCCGTAGCCGCCGCCTACATCGCCGTAGCCGGTGCCTGCGGCGGCGGCGGCTGCGTCACCGTAGCCGGTGCCTGCGGCGGCGGCGGCTGCGTCACCGTAGCCCTCGACGCCGCCAGGGACATCACCGTAGCCGCCGTAGGGGTCGCCAAAGCCGACGCCATAGGGATCGCCAAAGCCGACGCCATAGGGATCGCCAAAGCCGACGCCATAGGGATCGCCAAATGCCACCTCCTCGGGGTCCACACCGAAAGGAACGCCGCCGAAAGGAACGCCTGCGGGAAGACCTCCAGGAGGGGGCGCGCTGGCATAGGCGCTGTAGGGATCGTCAAGGGCCCCGAAGTTACCCTTGCCGCCCTGCGCAGGCGCCCCCAGCGAAGTGCCGAAGCCCTGCTGACCGCCGTAGGGTTGGTCGAGGCCGCCGAAAGGCGTCCCGAAACTACCAGGAACATTCTCCTGGCTTGCCGGCGTCACGCCGCCAAACACGCCGCCGCCGAAGGGCGTTCCGGGAGCGCCGTAGGTGCTCGCAGGCTGGGAGCCATATCCATAGTTTCCAGCCGGGCCAAACGCACCTTCTACCGGCGGGCCATATGTCTCCAGGCCAAATCCGGGCGGAGTGGCAGGGCCGTACTGCTCTTGACTAGCGGGCGGGGGTGCTGCCGATGGTGGCGTACCGGACACGCCGGGGCCATAGCCAAAGCCGGGAGCGCCAGGAACAGCAGCACTGCCAGGAGAGGCGACGGCGGCGTTATCATAAGGATTATTGGGGTCGTTGTAGCCGCTGGTGAGCGGGCCGTAGCTGCCGAAGATGCCGGGGTTGCCCATGGCGGCCAATTCTTCCGCCGTAACCGGGGCTGGATTGTCAAACGGACTGGCGGCAGGCGGATTACCGGTCGGCGGATTACCAGTCGGCGGATTACCAGTCGGCGGATTACCAGTCGGCGGATTACCGGTCGGCGGATTACCAGTCGGCGGATTACCGGTCGGTGCTTCAGGAGCCGAGGGCGGCGTCCCGACATTAGGACCGGCAGAAGGGGGGCCGCCGCCGGGGAAGCCTCCGTCGCCGAGGCCGTCCCCGCCCCGCTGCGCCAGCAGCGCCGCCACGATCCGGTCGCGCACGTCAGGAGGCAAGTTGGCAATGCTGTCGGGATTGATGCCGGCCTGTAACATCCTGAAATACTCCTCCTGATCCACGGCCACTCTCCCTAGACGTTGACACCGGCCGGTTCATACACCGCCGCGATCGCGATCAGCTCCACGTCCGGCCTGGCCTGCTGCGCCACCGTGACCTGCACGATGGGCGCGTGCGAATAGCCGGTCTCGCCGATCGAGATCCACAGGGTGTTGCGCGCCGGGATGACGAGCAGCGCCGGCTGGTCCCACTGCCCGTACTGCGCGATGTCGGCGGGGGATGGCGGGATTACCGCACCCGCCGGTCCCCATAGCGCCTGGTCCCACACGTCGCGCAGGCCCGGATCGGGGCCGGGAGGTGGCGGCTGCGGAATGACGATGAGGTTGTCGACCGTCGCCGCGAGCTGCGGGACGAACGGTTCGCCGGCGCTCGACTTGAACGTCGCGCGGGCCTGATGCCACACGAACTGCGCGGACGGCGCGCCAAACATTTCCCATCCGCCCACCAATGTCGCGACATAAGCGCGGCCGTCATCGAGGCCGGTGCGGTCGGCCTGCATGATGATGCCGTCCTGCGTGCCGAAGAACATATCCGCGCGCATGCGGATGAAGCACGTCGCGTCGTATCCGAGAAACCTGCACCAAGCGCCCGTGATGTTATTGACCACCAGGCAGAACCGCTCGCCCGGCTTGCCACCGGGCAGAGCAACGAAGTCGCCGCCATACTCGTCCCATTTCTTTGCCGTCCACGGCCACGCGCGCTTTTCCGCCACCGCTTCCCGCCACAATGGTTTGATCGTGCGCGTGAGCATGGCGAGCTCGAGCTGCCCGGCTTCCTTGGTGATGGCCTGCGACAGCGGAATGATGCCGTCGACGGTGAGCAACAGAAGATCGCCGCCGACGCTGATATGCGCGTTCATGCCCATCGGCGGCGAGGTCATGTAGCGCCCCTCTTGCCGCCAGTTGGCTGCGTCGGAGGGGTTCGAGCCCGTGAAGATGAGCACCTCGCCTTCCGAGGTGATGAAGACGTTCTTGTCGTCGATGCCGTCGCCCGCGTCGAGCGACCAGCTTGCGCCGGAGACCAGCTTTCCGCCACGAGACGCGGCCCCTGCCAGCGGGATCTTCGCCAGCAGGCCGCCAACTGAGTCGATCGGCAGATACCACGCATTCATCGAGCCGGCCTCGATGAAGTAGAGCCGGCCGCGGTATTTCCAGACGTAGGAGAGGTTGCGGCCGAACTCGACCGCGGAGCCGGCGGGGCCGGTGATCTTGGCGGCGCCGTCTGTTGGCGCGGGCGCGCCCGCCGTGCCGTCGAGCGTCACCCAGCTCGTGCCGTTGAACCGCAGCGGGTAATCGCCGCTCTCGTTGCAGGCGACCATCCAGTTGGTGCCGGTGGCACCCCCGGCGGCGTTGGCGAGCTGTGCCGCGACGTAGTTGCCGGATGTCTGGCCCGACTTGATCAGCACGGGCGTTGCACTGGTCACGTCGAATAGCTTGGTGTCTTGGCCGGCATACATGCGCTGCACGTTGCCGCTGACATACTCGAACGCGGAGATAACGGGCTTTCGCGTTATGACTGTCGGATTCGCCGTCCAGAACGTCGGGTGCGCTGCGCGGTCATCGGCAAACGTGCCCGACGCCGCGCTAGTGTGGCTGACGGCAACATTCCAGAACGTGCCCAGCCTCTCGTCAAACTTCACGGCGCCGAGCGTGTTGTAGAGCGTGGCGTTCGCCCACGCGACAGCGCCCGCAACGTCGAGCGCGTGCAGGTCGCACCACCGCACATAGCCACCGCGCAGTTTAACGCCGCGCGTGGTCGGCGCCCAGTTGTCCTGCACCAGCGCCCCGCCGGGCTGCATGTAGGCTTCGTTTTCGTTCTGGATGATGCCGCGCGTTGGCGCCGGGATCGTGATGGTGCGCAGGTGCTGCGCGACCTGTTGGTCAACCGGCTGGCGGCGGAAGGCGGCGTGCGCGCTCATGATGCATTACTCATGGCGTCGGCACCTGCCAGGGATATGCCGTGCGGGCATGCGCCGAGATCGGCAGGCGATCGATGATGATCGGCGCCGGACTGTCAGTCCCCATCGCAAGGGCCATGGCGTCGCCCCAGGTGCCCATGTCCTCGGCGTAGGGCGAGCCCTTGTTGGCCTTCCACTGCCAGAGCATGCCGAGCTTGAGGATGCGCTCGGGCAAGCGATAGGTGTCGCCGTCGGCCACGAAGCGGTCGCCGAAGCCGCTTGAGGCCAGCGCGATGGGGTTCTTGTCGAGATAGGAAAATCTTGCCGTCGTGCCCACGCCCATGATTGGCCAGATGTGTATCTGCCCGCCAAAGATCGTCCATTCGCCCCAGGCGTGGGACCAGTTGGCCGAGCGGCGTTGCAGCCACTCGTCGGTGTTGGGAACAAACTGCATCGGCTGTAGCGTCGAGGTCGAGCGCCAGACGTGGGAGTTGGTCAGCATGCGCAGGTAGTCGGCCGGCAAGGGGAATGCCTCGGTACCGGTCATGACGTTGCCCACCAGCACGCCAGTGCCGGTCAACGTCGTCTGCTTGCGCAGCATCGTCCAGTCGCGCATGTCGCCGGCGATGCGCGCCGCCATCTCGTTGGCCAGCGCCAGCATCTCGAACATGGTGCGGTTGGCGTTGATATTGGCGACCACGGACGTCGTCTGATGGACGCCGACCGCCGCGCAAACGTCATTCACCACCGTCAATAGGGTCATTACGCTGCCTTGTTGGGCCGTGCCTCCGCCGCCATCCGAAGCAGGTTCTTGCGGCTCGGCGTGCCGACCGGCTCCACGCCGGTGTGGGTCGCGATATAGTCGCGCAGTTGCTCGACGCTCATGTCGTCAAAGGCAGTATCGGCAGGACTCTCCTCGGCAGCGTTTGTAGGCGATGGGACGGCTTTCCCCTTCAGCATCGCGTTGTCGGCTTCCAGCACTTCCGCGCGCGCCCGCAGGGCTTCCAACTGCGCCCGCAATTGCATGTCGGGGGCAGCCTGCATGGCCCTGGCGATGTACTCCTCCGCCTTGTTCTTGAGTTCGCGCCCGCCATGCCCGAGGTTCTTGAGTTCCTGGCCGTCGACGGCGGCGAGCGCCTCGACCGTGTAGACATTGAGCGCCCGCAGCTCGGCCCGTTTCCCTTCGGTCAGGAACGGCAGCATCGCCAGCGGCGTGCCCGACGCAGTCTGTGTCTGGTGCTCCTTGAACTGCTGGTATTGCCGGTTGAACCGCTCGGCGTAGGTCACCTGCCGCTGCCGGCCGGTGTAGGGGTCGTCCACCCAAGCCCACACCGCGCTCGCCGGCTGCACCGACGAATTGCGCGAGCCGGGGCCGCGGATCTCCACCTGCTCGACGTCATCGAAAATCGGCCGGCCCGCGAGTTTGCTCTTGTCCTCATTTTCGAGCGCGAGAGTCTTGAACTGCACGATCAGCAGATCGTCGGGATTCGTCGCTGGCATGTGATTACCTCGTTACATCGCTGTTACGTTTCGTGAGCGTCACCGCCCGCCCGAAGGACAGGAACGGGCGGTGACGCTTGGCGGGCCGCCGTAAAACTCTCCCAAGTAAAACGGCGGCCTAGCTCGTGAGAGGCTGGTTACCCCTCGCGAGCATTCATCAGCCGTTCATCAGGCGGCTGGGTTGGAGTCGTACATGCGCCAAGAAAATAATGGGTTGACCATCGTGAGTTCACCCATCCATCCGATGAACTGAGCGACAGCGTCCTTGTCGATGGGCATCTGCCCGTCGCCGTCAAACAACTTGTCGAAGTTGCGCGAAGGGTGATAGCGCAGGCGCAAGCTGTCGGTGTTGAGGCCGAAGGTGGTGTTGGCCGGCATGTTCGAGCCGATGCCGCCGTCGAGCACGATCTCGGCGCGCTTTCCGCCGCCGATGTATTCGAGCGCACTGAAGCCTAACTTGCCCAAAGATGTTTCATTGGTCTGGCGCTGGATCGCGATCGTGGCCGCGTCATAGGCCGAATAGTGTTCCGGCGACATGATCAGCAGGTCGGCGTAGTCGCGGCCGCGCGATTGCCGCGTCATCACAAAGTTCAACATTGGCCGAATGGTTGTCGAGGTCACCTGCGTGCCGATTGCCGAGAGCGACACGCTGCCGGCGCCGCCGCTCGCGTCGAACGTGGTCGTTCGCCAGATTGTCGCCGTGGCGCGATCGATGCCGCCATACACGCCGCTGGTGGTGGTGATGGGCACCGCGGTTGCGAGCCCAGTGATCTGCTTGTTGCCGTTGGCCGTGCCGTCGCTGTAAACGCCGGCATCCATGGTGTCGCTAAGGCTCTTCTCGGCGGCTGAAATGTAGGAATCGAACACGTCGAGCAGCTGCGCCTCGCCCTGATTGTTGAGCAATTCCTGGGACGACAAGATGATCGGCACGACGACCATCTTGGGCTCGAAAAACGCGTCATTGAATAAATCGATCGCCGGGTTGAGCAGTTGGTCGTAGCCCGAGTACCACTGGGCCGTCTGCTTCCCTATTTGCAGCGTCTCGCGGATGCGCGGGCCACTGTATGTCTGCCACATGCCTTTGCGCTTGAGAACCGCGAGAAGTGCGTTGTTGTTCGAGACGAGATCCTGGTAGCCCGAAGATCGGTCCTCCAGGCTCATCGAGAGGATCTGCTGATATTGGGCATTTGTCGTGATATTCGGCATGGACGCGCTCCACGGCCGCGCCGGCAGCGCCTGGCGGGCTCTACGGGGTCAAACCTCAAAGCGACCCGTTGACGCGCTTGATGGCGTTGGCAATCGAGTCGCGGCGGCCAACCGGTTTACTGTCGGAGCGCGAACGCGAGACTCCGTTCGAGGAGCCGCTATCGGGCGCGCCGTGTATTGACCGGTCGGAAGTGCGGGTTTGAGCCGCTGAGGTGCGGGTTTGAGCCGCGTGCGTGGCAGGCCTTAGAAGGTCTGCCCGCTGGTAGGCCGTCGGGAGATCGAAGCCGAGCTTCAATTCCCTTTCGATCAAATCGCCTAGCTCGTCCAGGCGCGGGTGGGTCTCGGCGAACCGGTCGACGCCCGCGCGTGTGTGAGAAAAGCGCCGCTCATAATGCAACTGTTGCAAACCGCGTGCAATAGCCTGCTGCTGTTGGTGCAGTTGCCCCATCTGATGTGAGATGGCGGTCTGCGTGTTGGCGAGCTGCAATGTCTTGTGCTGGTCCGGCGTTTGATTTAGCACATGCCACGCGATGTCGCGAAGCGTCAGCTTCTGGCCGTCCGGCGTGTGCAGATTGAGATTGTTGACAATGAGGTCGAGCCCGGCGATCGGGTCGGCCCGCAGCTTATTCTCCATACCGACGTAATTGTTGAGCGCACGGTCGAGCGTCGTACCGTGCTGCTGCGCCATCTGGTGAAATGGCCGGATGGCATTCATCGCCTCGGTGTCGGCGCGCATGCGGCCGTAGTGCTGCGAGAACTCCTTGTTCATGCGCTGGACGCTGGCGCGCACGCTCTCCGGCGCCGCGGCCCACTCGGCCTGAGCTTGCTGGCTCCAGCGCCGCGGCGGGTTGCGATGGGGAGCGTCCGCAGGCAACTGCACGATGTTCCATGTTGCCGGAGGTGCAGGCGGCCGGGTTGGAGCGGGGGTTGACTGCCCCCCCGGAATATTTCTCGGAATATTTTTCTCGTTTTCCGGCGTAGCTTTTGCAGCAAAATGGCCATGTTCTGCGCGCTCGCGCGGTGCATCGGAACCCGTTTGCTCGGTCGGCTTCTTCTTGAGGTCGAGCGGCGGCTTCTCGCGCTCCATCGGTTCGGGCGGTTGGTTGTGGCCCATCCTGGGCTTCGCCGCCTCCGGCTCGGTGGTGCGCTGGAACGCCCTGCGGATAACGTCGCGGCGATGCTCGGCGGGGCCTTTGACGACGTCCTGCGCCGGCTTGTCGGGGGCTTGCGAGCCGACCGTCGACGGCGGCGGAGCGGCCGGCGCGATCGCCATCTCGTTGGACGGAGCGGGAGCGGGTGCGGGGGCTGAAGGCGCGGGCGCGCTCGGCGCGATGTTGGTCTCGGACATATGCTCTCCTGGCCGGCATTGAACCGGCGGTGGATCGTCAGGAGAGTTTTCACCAGCAGCTTTAGCGCTGGCGCACTAGCATCGCGCGCGCGATCTTGTCACGGCGTTTGTCGGCGCGGGCAAACTCTTTGCCGACAGACTGCGGCACGTCAACCTTGTCGGCGAACTCCTTGGAGTGGGCAACCGCCTGCATGAAGCGTTTCTGGGCCAGACTTTTGGATGGCATTCAAAACCTTTGGATGGCATTCCTATGGCAAATTAGCTTTCCTATCCGTGGTTGGTCGGAGCAGTACAGCTATGGCATATGCCGTCTGCAGATTTATACCAGCGCGCAACAACGGCTCTATCAGATAAAGCAACTCGTCAAGGGGCGGATGATCCATGGCGAGCGCATCACACTTGGCTCGCGAACGTTTAAGCTTCGCGCGCGTACTCGGCATACCAAGCCTCCATCCACTGCTGGTCGTCCATCACCGCCTTGACTTCCTCTCGCGTCGGCGGCCCGTTACGCCGATAAGCCTCCGACATCACGGCCTCTGCCAGCATTCGCACCCGCCGCTCATGCGGGCCTTCGCGCTCTTCGGCCTTGCCTGTACTCCGCGAGGACCCGTTCGAGCGTCCGCCGCCGCTCGACTTTCGTTTCGCGGGTTTCGACATGACGCCTCCTCGGCTTTGGCCGCTCGGTCCCGACTTCGGTGAGCCCGAGGCTGCGGCCGACCGCGCGGAATTTGGCCTTGCTCTCGTAGAATTTCCCATCGACCTGCTCCGTTGGCGGCATCGTGTCGCTGATCACGTTCGGCAGCGGCAAGTCGGAGCGCGCGGGCTGCGGCACGTCTCTCCGTATCCGCCAGAGCCCGGGCGACACCTCGATCAAATCCAATCGCTGGTCGCTCATGTCACGGCCCTATCCCGCGGGAAGCCCAGCCGTGAAGTTGAACGGCGCCACGCCGGCGAATGCCGTGGCGCCAAAATTCGCGGTGGCGCGCTCGCCCGCGAGGCCGCCCCCGATCGCGGCAAACAACGGCAGCCCCAGGGTGGAGATGCTCAGGCCGGATGTCCCCGCTGCCGGATCGGCCCCCGGAATGCCGTTCCAGTCGCCCATGGTGGGGGACACCTCGCGAAACCAGATCGTTTGCGACACCAGGTTGACGGCAACCGCGACAATGCTGCCGGCAGCGCGCAACCCAATGCCGAGGCCGGAACTGATATTGTCGACGAAGAGGCCGCCCGCCCGCCGCACATGCACCGTTCCAGCGCCCAAAAGAGCGACCGTCAAGTCGGCCGCGGCCGTGGCCATGCCGGCACTAATCCCAGCACTTGTGAGGACGTCGAACCTGTATTCCCAGTAATACCTGCCGGCCCCGAAACTCTGCACCGACCGCACGCCGGCCAGCCCCGAGGCGGTCGCCGTGAGGTTTTTGTTGCTCAGCGTCATGCCGAACTGGTCGGCAGGATTGAGATTCGTGAATGGATTCGGCACCGGAACGCCGGCCGTGGTCACGAACACCACCGGCAGCCCGCGATCGGCGACCTTCGTCACCGCAATGCCGCGCGCGTTGGCGGCCTCGGTGACCGGCAGGCCGGTAGTGGCCTCGACCACCGGCAAGCCGCTCCTCGCTACGCTAACCACGGCCAATGCCATGTCAGCCCCCAGCGGGCTGCTGCTCGGGCTTTAATGCCCAGGTCCAGCCGGTGCCGGGCACGAACACATAGACGGGCTGCTGCTGCGGCTGTTCCGGCTGCTCGATGGGAGCCCCCTCCTCAAGGGCAGGAGTCAGAGGCTCGTTGATCGATGTAGGCGCCATGGAACCCTCCATCTTGAATGGTTTGAACGGGCGGGCGCAATGGGATTTTGCGCCCGCCCATCCGCGTTATTTCTTAGGCTCAGGCTTTGCTGGCGGAGTCGGCAAGCCCTGATCCGGCCGCGCGGGCGGCTGCGCGGCCCAGGCCCAGCCTTGGCCCGGGACGAACACATAAACCCACTCCAAGCCCGGAATCGGGGCCGGCTTAGTCGTGGGCTGCCCAGGCAGTCCCTGGTCGGGATGGCCCGGTGTGCCCGGGAGTCCCTGGCTGGGGTAAGGCGGTGCACCAGGCAAGCCCTGGCTCGGATACCCTGGCAGCCCAGGCAAACCTTGGTCGGGGCGGGGCGGCTGTCCAGGCAGGCCCTGGCTGGGGTAAGGCGGCTGGCCCGGGAGGCCCTGATCGGGACGCGGGGGCTGCCCTGGCAAGCCCTGATCGGGATGGCCGGGTGCCCACGGCAAGCCCTGGCTGGGATATGGCGGCTGCCCCGGAAGGCCCTGGCTGGGGTATGGCGGTGCGCCTGGAAGGCCCTGGTCGGGATGGCCGCCATGGTAGGGGTAGCCTTGCGCAATAAACCACATCATCGTGTCTCCTTTTGTTGCCTTCTCTTGAGGAACAGTCTTCCGGTTATCAACGTCGGCAGGCTCAGGCTTAGGCTTCGGCTTCTTTTGTGAAACAAGGGCGGCAGACTTAGTGCTCGTTTTGAGTCTCGGCATCGTATGCCCCTTGTTGAACGGGATATTAAGTACGGCCGCTTACGTAAAGGTCCAATTCTGCGACGCCGTGGTGACAACGCCGCCGGTGATAACATTGACCGGCAGCGTGCCGGCCGTCGCCCGCTTGGGCGCCACTGCCGTGAGCGACGTGCTCGACACATACGTTGTCGCATAGGGAATGCCGTTCACCCAGATGACCGATTGCGGCGTGAAGCCGACGCCGGTCGCAGTCACCGTGGCGGTGCCGGTGCCGGATGCCGTCGACGGGCCGGCGGTCGTGAGTGTCGGGTTAGTCGTGGGCGAGAGGCTCGATGCGTGTGTCTGGTTCGGCGCGACCGGTCCCGCGCCGACGGACGGAGCTGGGAGCGCTGGCCCGGTGGACGCCGTCACCATCTGCCAGGTGCCGGCCACCGCGCCCGCGATGCCGCCGCCCGTGCCGGAGTACGGCAGGAACGTATTCGGGTTATAGTCGTTCGCAGTTGCGCCGTAGATCTTCTGCACCACCACTTCGGTGCCGGCGCCCTCGTGCGCAACGCTGGTGCTCGCTGGCACCGGCCCGGCGTCGGACACATCGGTGAGCAGTGTCCCAGTGCCCGGATATGTGCCGACTGTGCTGTGCACGCCCGTTCCGCCGGCGCCGGTCGCCGCCACACTGAGCGCGGGGCCTGCGGTGTCGTTGGCACTGGTGCCTGCCGTCAGCGCCGCCGTGTTGGTCTTGAAGGCGGGTAGAACCGCACCCGTGCCGGGGCCTGAGAGCGCCACGCCGCCCGCGGCGTCATCGAAATACGGCGGCGGGTTCGGGTTCACGCCGTAGGGCGACTGCGGCGCCTTGTTGGCATCGAGGTTGAACACATTGTCGTAGGTGTTCCGCCTGTAGTTCGGCGGGTTAGGCGCCGTCGTGCCCGTAGAGGACATGTTGGTCGGCGGTGTGGGGTTCGGCGGCGTCACGGTCAGCGCGGATTGGGCCATGGTGTTCTAACTCCCATTCTGGTTACTGTGCATATTGGTCTTGCGCGGCGAGCGCGCCCATCAGCCAGTCGTCACCAGCCATCAAAAACCTCTGGAACGCCCCTTGAATGGCGCCGCCGCCGGAACCCGATTCTCGATATTTCTCGACATCGGCCGCTGCGCCATGGCGTCCATGAAACGCTCGGGGTTGGCCAGCGACCCGATCGCGTGCGTCGCATCCATGAAGTCCCTGTAATCGGATTCCGGCAGCGGCAGCGGCGCAGGCGGCCCGTACGGCCGCCTGCCAATGTCGTATAGGCCGGCGTCTGCGGCAAGCTGGTTATAGCGGTCTTGCGCGAACAGTTCCGATAGCTTGCTCATGGCTTCAGGCCCCGTCCGTCACTTCGGCTCCGGCGTCTCCGAGGGAAGCGTTCCGGGCGTCAGCGACGGATCAACCACCACGTAGCGCCAGCCGTAGCCTGGGATGCCAGCCAGCACGACAAACGTCTGCGGTGGCAATACGATCGGGTGCGCCGGCAGGCCAGGGTCCGGCTGTTCGATCGGATGCGTTGGTCTACCGGGCGGCCCAGCGATCGGGTGCGAAGGATGCCCGACCGGCGGCCAGATCATGCCAGGCGGCAGCGCAATTGGCTGCTCCGGTCTGCCGGGTGGCACTGGCACGATCGGGTGCGCCGGCACCGGCGGCGGCCAGACGCCGGGCGGTGGCGATGGCAATACGATCGGGTGCGAGGGATGCTCGCCGCTGACGCCCCAGCCGGGATCGACGGGATCGATCGGGGGCGCGATCGGATGCTCAGGCGAGCCCGGTGTTCCCGGCATTGGGATAAAGTATCCTTGTACGTAAGGCATTGCATTAGTCTCCTTTGGTTGGTGGTTGTCGTGCGCAGTCGTACTTTCGCGGGCTTTCAAGATACTCTCGCGCCATTTGTGGCCGCAAGCTCGCCGGCGATGGCTTTGCAGACCGCCTCGAATTGCTCGCGATAAAGTTTGGCGTCGGCCGTGCTGTCCACGAAACAGACCTCGATTAGCACCGCCGGCATTTTGGTGTTGTTCAAGAAAAACAGATCGGTGCGCTTCTTGCCGCCACGGTCGGTGAAGCCGCATGCCGCGATGCTTGCCGATAAATCGTCAGCGAGCGCGCTTTGCGTAACGTAGAGCACCTCGACACCCATCGAATTATCTGTCTCAACGTAGGCGTTGAAGTGCACGCTGATATCGAGGTCTCGCGTTTGCGCGTTGTGATAGTTCACGATTGTTTTCAAATTGGTATTCTGATCGCGGCTGGTGTCGTCATGAAAGGTCTTCACCTTCACGCCGCGCTCTTGCAATATCCCGGCGAGCCGATCCGTCACACGGCGGGCTTCGTCGACCTCGTCGAGCACGCCCGAAGCGCCGCGCACATATTTGCCATGTCCGGATGAGATGACGATGCTGCCGTAGGCCACGGCGGCGGCGCCGTCCTCCTCCTGCGCTTTGTAGGGATAAAGCACCTCGACGGTGTCGTCAGTCGTGATGCCGAGCGCCTCCATAAGGCCAGGCGAAATGTCGGCGACCCTGCCGGTATCCGAGTGCGGCCCCCAATCCGCAGGGTAGACCTCAAACTCAAGGCCGGTCTTCGGCGCGCGGACCAAAGCGGTGTGCTTGAGCAACTCGGTCTTCGACGTGGACTCCGCGTTATAGTCCCAGCGGCAGGCGAGATAGAATTTTGCCGGGTCGAGCCTTCGCGCCAGCCCCGTCGTGCCGGGCGGCTGCGCCGGCAGGAACAGATGCGGCGCGTCCTCGACCTTGTAGATGAAGGCGAGCCCCTCGGAGGGCGACACGCCACTGTCGCCAGGCCCGCCGAAATGAGACACCTTACCGGAAATTTTCATCGCGCCCTCACGGTGCAGATCATGGTGACAACCTCCTTGGAAGTGGTGGCAGCGGGATAAGCTCAAGGGCTCCGCGCTGCGACGGCTGAACGATACATCGCGACAAGATGTCCTGCACGTTCTTCTGCGCCGTGAAGATTAGCTCCAGCTCATTCTTGCGGGCATCGGAGGCGGTGCGAAGCGAGAAGAACAGCATGGCGATCAGCGACAATATCACGATGACAAGTCCCAGCAGCACGGGGTTCGAGCCCATGGCTGTCACCAAGCCGGAAGCTACTTTGCCAGCCTCTTCCACCGGACCAGCCATGTTTTTACTCTCCACCGAGCTCCGCAATTACCCCTCGCGGCTGCCTCCTAGAACAGCGCGGCTTCGGCGGCGAGCCACAAGCCCAAACTGTTTCGCAGTCCATAACCTCGGCAAGTGCTGCGCCGCAACACCAGCAAAACTGCGTCAGAGCAGAAAATGTATGACCGTAAAGACTCATAGCACCGGCCCCGTCCTACGTTGGCATGAAACCGCCTTGTGGCTGAGACTGCTTGAATTGCTGCGCGGCCTGCCGCTCGCTCGCCCGCGCAGCGAGGTCGTTCTGCTTGGCGATCTGAGCGGCCTCCATCATCTGCATCTTGCGTGCGTCCGCCTGCATGTCCGCCTGCTTGCCGATGAGGTCCATTTGGTGCTTCTCGCGGTCGTGCATCTGCTTCTGATTGGCCGTCTGCACCTTGGCGGCGTCGTCGCCCTGCTTGGCCATCAGCTCGGCCGCCTTGATTTTCTCGTTTGACGCAATCTTCATCTTCTCGTGCTGATCCTTCATTTGTAGCTCTTGCGCCTTGAGCTGAAGCTCGGCTTGGTTCTTCTCGGTTTGCGTCTTCTGCTTGAGCTGTTCGATCTGCAACGCGACCTTGTTCGTCGCCGTGGTCGGATCGTCCGGCCGCCCGCCCGCCGCGAGCTGCTTGGTCTGCTCGACCATCTCGTCAATGGAGCCATCGAGCGAGCGCCCGACGCGGAACGGCGCCACGGCAAACTTCAGGATCTCGCCGGCGAACTCGGCCTTGCCGGGGTCGAGCTGCACCATCTGCGCGAGTTGCTGCAGCACGGGCGCGAGCACCTGCAAGAACTCCGCGCGGCGCTCTTTTTCAGCATTCTCATCGGATAAAATCGTGCTGTCAGTTTCTATATCGAGCACGAACGAGCGGGCGCGGTTGTTCTTGAAGAACGTCAGCACCTGCTCGATCGTCGTCTCATTCATCGCTGCCGATATCTCGCTCTGCAGGCGCTGCTGCTCGGCTTGAGCCTGCTGCATGAGCTGCTGCGCCTGCTCGGGTTGGGCTTGCATCATTTGCTGGCCTTGCGGCGACTGGGCTGCCTGCTGCACTTGTTGCTGCCCCATCATCATCTGCTGGTGCAGTTGCCCAACCTTCTGCCGCTGCATCTCCTGCGTCGGCAATTGCGTCTGCGACATCTCGATGATTGTCACTGGGTCGAACTTCTCGCAGATAATTTCGGAGATGATGCACACGAGATCGCGCGCGATGCGTGCCAACTCGTACTGCTTGTCGCGGATGCGCGTCGAGCCGTACTGCGTCTTGAGCTGCTGCGCGCCGAGCGTCTCGCCCGGATCGGTGGCGCCGCGCATGATGTCGGACAGCCCCATTATTTGGTAAATGTCGTCGATGACTTGCTTGCGCAGCGCGACGACGGCCGTGATCGTGGTCGCGATCTGGTCGATCGGCAGCCAGACGATGACTTCTTTGCTGCCCCCGAACGCCGCCCAATTACTGATCGGAACGAGCACGCGCCCCGGTGTTTTGATGCTGATCGCGGCCTGAATGGCATCGGCCAGTTCACCACCGCCGGCCGGGTAAAACCCTTTCACCTCCAATGCGTCGCTCAGCGCGTGAATGCGCGAGGTGAGCAGGTTCACCTCTTCGAGCTGATCCTTATATTGCATGATGTCGGGCACCGGCACGAGCGAGCCGCGCTGGCATGTCCCGTAGGCTGGCTTCGGGCAGGGGAAAAACCCCTGCAGGTCAAGATGCGGATCAGCCTCGTCAAGGATGTCCTCGCAGCCGCACGCCACCCACACCACGCGGCGCTCGCCCTTGTGCCAAATCTCCCAGAACTTCGCGCGCTCGCGATTGTCCGCGCCGCCGACCGCCTGCGCGTCCTTGTCGACGGCATATTCGGCGTCCTGGTAGCAGTCGCCCGAGTATTTATAAAACCGCTCGCGCGCCTCGGCGCGGGTCAAATAACTGGCAGCGGCAACCCACGTCACTTCATACCAGCAGCGTGAAACAGAATGTAGAAAATCACGCCTATGCTTAAAATCCACGCACACCTTCTCATGATCGTAATAACTGTCGCCCTTGCCACTTTCATAACGGCACCACGCAACGCCGCGGCCGATGAGCGCGACGTCGTCCCGTACCTGCATCATGAGATCGTTGATATACGCGAGATCGAACGCGACGGTAGCGCACCTCTCCATCACCTCCGATGCGGCCTGATAAACCGGGCGGCGATCCTTGAATTTTGGCACCACAACCGGCACCGGCGCCTTGGCATAGATGGCGGGCTTGATCACCTCGGCGTTGGCCCAGAACATTTGAAATTCTTTATCGCGCGCCGTGCCGGCCAAGCGCTCGAGGCTGGCGAACTGCTTGTCGATCTTGTCGCAGTGATCGTGCCAGCGCTCGAAGGCGTCCTCGCTCTCTTCGAGCAGGTTCAACCAAGCCTTGGCCTTCTTCGGCTCGACTGCCGGGTTATATTCGAGGTCGTCGTGCCTCGTGTCTTCTTCTGTCGGCGCGGGTGTCTTGTCGTCAGCCATTCACTCCTTCTGACTCAGGAGAGCTTTGTTGTTGAGCGTTTGATATGTACCACCAGGTCGATGACCTCTTTCAGATCATGGTACTGCCGTATCTCTTTAGCCACCATCTGCCGTGCGCGCTCACGCGTCACGGTGAGCCGGCGCCCGATTTCATTATAAGTGAGCCCTTCGATCCGCAATCGCCAAGCATGTTCTCTTCGCGCCGGATAGATTTCATCCTCGTTCCAGCGCGGCCCGCTCCTCATAGCCTCATATAACCGGTCCGTATGCTCTCTCCGCGCAATTTCATCCTCGTCCCGCCACGGCATCTCTTCTAACTCAGGAGAGCTTTTATGTTGCGTGTCAGCCATCGCCATCCCCGCCGTATACGACGTGTGGCATCCAGAAATAACCCTGCAACGCTTGTACCCAACCCACCTTGTATCCAACGCACCCAGTCGCCCACCAGGGGCGGCCTGCCACCGTTACTGTAGGCATTGCGCTTCCGCCGTTTCCGCCGTTTCGGGCGCTGTCGTACTCCGCCAATTTCCCTTGCAGCGCAACTATGGCTGCAGCGGCATCGTCGTCATTATTTGACCAATCAAACCAACACACCCGCTCCGCTTCGCATTTGACTGCCTTCAGCCGCTCGATCTCGACGTTCTGCCGCGCGATCTCCTTGTAGAGCGCGTCCACGAGGTCTTCGGCGTTGTGCGATATCATAGCCGTATGCCCTGTCGCGGCCGGTCGTCCGGCGGCGGGATGCGCCAGCCTGTCGGCGCGGGCACTTTGATCTCGCGCAGCGGGGCGGGCTTCCAGGACAACGCAAGATATCGGAAGCTGTCGACCGGATCGGAGCACCAGTCATGCAACGGACTTGCGCGGAAGCATTTCTTCTCGCTGTCCCACTCGCGCTGATACTGCTCGAGCGCTGCAATGCCCTTGTCCTCGCAGCGCGGGTGAAATACGCAGAGCGGCAGCGTGCGCCGTACTGCGTTGATGCCGTCCTGCAGCGAGGCGTCGGGCGCCAGCATCGGTGAAAGCCCCAGGCTCCTCATCGTCTCAACGCGCGTGCGGCCGGTGCTCAATTCACGCACCTTGGCGTCGTGCGGGACGTAGTCGTTACCGCTCCGCCAGCCGCGTGCGGCATGTATCTCCTCGATCTTGTCACGCCACCAGTCCAGCGATGCGCCCGAGGTCGAGATGCAATCATACAGGAATACTTGGCTGCCCACTGCCTGCCAGAACCACACACAGGTATCGTCACGCATGCCAAGATCCCAGCTCCGGTGTACGGGGCCGGCGATTGGCTCGATCTCCGTGATGCGACCCTCGGCGCGCACCTCCGCCATCTCGTAAGAGAATATCGCACCTAGGAGCCCGCTCGCCCAATCACACTGGTACTCTTGTTTCCAGAGGGCTTCACCTGGCTCACCATACAGAGCCCGATATTCCTTCAAGGCCTCGGCGAGCTGCTGCTCCGTCAATGCGCCGGTGGCGCGTGCGGTAAGTGTTTCGCAAAACCAGTCGGGGGATTTCTCCGCATGCTTGTACATTTCATAGGCATGGTTTCTACCGCGCGGAGTCGTTACGAACAGCGCCCATCCATCGTTTTCTTCGAGGATAGGTCTAAGGTATGCCCATGCGCTTGGGTTGGCGAGCGCCCACTCGGAAAACACCACACCAGCCACGGACGAGCCGACTTGCCGGTCGTACTGATCCGAGCCGACGACCTGAAAGGTCGAACCGTTCAGGAACCTAATGAACATTTCATTGTCGCTCGTGCTCGCCCGCAGTTCATGCGGGAAGGCCTCGTCAATACGACGCCTGCCGGTGTGGCTGTTGATCGCCGTCCAAATAGCTTTGCGTCCCTGTGCAAATTCGGGAAGCGCGTACCAAGTATTGCAGACGCGCTCATGCATCGAACGCGCACACCAATGCAGAGCAATGTCATCTTTTCCAGCGCGCCTGTGCCAACACGCAAATGCCCGCTTGCCGCCTCGCGTCAAATATCTCCACAACGCCTTTTGATATGGGCGCAATTTCCAGCCATTGATCGGAAGATCGATTTCGATCAACGCCTACTCCTCGTCGCCGAGCAGATGCCGAATCCTGATGAGGATTCCTTCTTTCCCATCCGTACCGCCGACTTGTTGCGGCGCCCGTCCGCAGCCGCGGTCGAGAATTTTGTCGGCGGCAAGCACGCGGGCAGAATCTGGCGTGCCGGTCTTCATGATTTCAACCAAACGCTCAATTGCGGCGGAGCAATGCTGCGCCGCCAATGCTTGGATCTCCGCAGCGGTATCTTCGGTTGCTTTCGACCGTCCTTTTGGGTTGCCAGATTGGCCTTTTACAAACTGGCCTGCTTCATTCCTGCTACCAGGCTCCACTTCAATGCCCCTGCATCAGCTTATCGACGTCTTCGCGGAGTTTGTCGACGCGCTCAGTGAGCGTTGTGAGGGCGTCAAACAGCGCATGCTCGATCGTCACGACATTCAGCATGATGTCGCGCCGCGCTTTGAGCAGCTCGGCGTCAATCATCGAGACGATTTTCGCATTGGCCATAATGGCGCAAGATGTCAGATAAATGCCTTGATCACAAGAGTGAGAACACCACCGCCGACACCGCCCAGCATCCATTTCATCACGAGCAGATCGCTCTCAATCCTGGCCAGTCGGTTCATCATCTTCTTTACCCGAATAGTTTCATGAACGCCGCGCCGGCAGCAAACAGTGCTGCGCCGCTGGTAAGTCCGCTTCCCACCAGCGCCCACGGCGCATAGCGGATTTCCTGGCGCTTGCGGTCATGGTCGGCGTGGGCCTGAGCGGATCGTGCCAGCGCACGGTCGATGTCGGCGAGCTTGGCGCGGATATCGAGCGCGTCGGTAATGTCGGCGTCGGTCATGGTCGTCATTGGTTGGTCCTCAGCGCAACAGTCAAGATTGCGGCATAAGCGCCAAATGTTGCGGCATAGGAGGCAAGCAAGCCGGCGAAAAGCCAAGTGCCGATTGTTTGCAGTTGCGCTAGGCGCCCCTCAACGGCGGAGAAGCGATGATCAAGGCCGGCTAATTGCCCCTCCATGACGGCGAGGCGGTTCGCGATCCCGGCTAGCTGTCCTTCAATTCTTTCCTCTGCGGTCATCGTTGTGCATTCTCGATGATTGCCCCGATGAAGATCAGCGCAAAATATGCGAGCAATATTCCGCCTGCTATTTCAAACATTGGCCGCCTGCTTGAGCAAGCGCTGTCGCAGCGGCGAAGGATTAGCTAGGGCCGGCAGCGCCACCGGAATTTGTCGGTCCAGACCTGCTTGAGCCCGTGTTTTTCACATAGCCCGCCGTCGCGAGCTATGCGTTTTTGGGTGGGGACGACCCCCCTATCGGTGGAGGGGGGGGTCTCGCCCTTCGGCCGCTCAGGGGGGAGAGGGACGGTCTCGGCCGCAACGTAACTGCCGGGGATGGCGGTCAGCCAGGCGGGCGGGTTGAGGACCCAGGGCTCCCACACGCCGTCCCCCCGGAGCCGCCAGGCGGGCGCTGGTGCGCTGGCATCGGTGCCGAGCCACCGGGGTAGCCACAGCGGATGCGGTTCCAACCGGTATGTGAGGGTCCGCACGGGCGCGGGCCTAGGCGCGTCGAAGTACTGCGCCTCACTGTTGCTTTTTGGCCACAGAAGGCCGGTCCCGCCCGCGAGCAGGACGAGCACCGAGGCGATGAGGGTGTGAGGGGTCATAGAACTGCCTCCGGGCCGATAGCCGCGCGCACTGCGGACATGTCCTTGCCGCGTTGCGGGTTATGCGGGTTCTTACCCATGCGAAACGGCCAACATGGGCAGTCGTAGATTGCACAGTGGCGGATTTCGGCAAGACTGCCGGATGAGCAGGGCTTGCAGACCGCCTCGCGGATTTCCGTCACTCGTTTTGGGAGGTCGTCTGGCCCAAGCCCCAGGAACCCGTCATGGCGCGCTTCGCCCTGGTGGACCCCGTGCATGACTCGTAACCGCAGGAGGACGCCCCGGATGCCGCCCGGGGATGGATTAGGATGTCCTGCTGCAGCCAGCAAGCCGATTGGCAGCAGCATTGGGTCTTTGCCGGTGAGGCGACCATCGACGTTCCGGCTGCAAAGCCAGTCGCGCCATTCGTGGTTCTCGGGCTGATACCCGGCTGGCGTCATCCGGCCACGATAGGCAACCGGCTTGACTGCTAATGGTTTAGCAAGGGTATCGAGGATAGACTCGTCATCGGGCATCGTGGCCTCCTTCACAGGCTGCGGTTCCAAGTGGCCGGGCGGCGTTAGCGCGTCGTCCGGCTGCGCCCAGCATACACGCTGGCGGGGCCGTCGCGCCAGAGGTTTCACGTGAAACATTTTTGCCACACCTCGCTCAGAAGCGGTTGACAAAAGCCGTTATTGTAGCTACATGAATTGCTGCAACCATGCGGAAACCAGCCATGCCCATCATGATGGCCGAGCTTTACTCGGCGCTGAAGGAAGCCGGCGCCAGCGAGGACAGAGCCGTAAAGGCCGCAGAGGAAGCAGCCAGCTACGAGAACCGGCTCGCTAAGATCGAGAGCGATCTTGCCGTGCTCAAGGGGATGGTCGGGATCAATCTCGCGCTCTCGCTCGCCATCATCGTCAAACTCTTCACGGTGGGATGAATGGGCCGCCCGCCGCTCGCCGCGCAGGACCGCAAGGTTGCTCTGACGCTGCGGCTCCCACGTGAGGTGGTCGAGCGGTTTCGCGCTACAGGGCCGGGCTGGCAGACACGCATGGGCATGGTGTTGTCGGATCATGTCAAACGTTCCCGCCGGTGGCCTGCCAGCAGCAGTCGCACCAGGGAATGACCCGCGGGTCCAGTTTTGCCGGGACGCGGTCGGTGTGGAAGCAGCCGGTGATCGGGCCGTAGACGCCGATGCAGCAGTCGGCCACCCGGAAACGCCGCACGTGCCCGGGCTCGCAGACGTACAGCACTCCGAGGATGGGCTCGACCTGCCAGCGGCGCTCGGACGCCATCCGCAGGAAGAAATCCTCCTCGATCCGGTAGCGGTGCCGGTATCTCATGGCGGTGCCCCGGCCTCCCGCCGGCGCCGACGGGCCTCAAGGTCCGCCGCGACGCGCAGCGCGTGCTTACCGTCGCCCTCCCATGGTTTGGGCATGGGTTTCATCGGACGCTCGCCGATCGGGCGGCCGAGCTTCGCCTCGATCTCTTCGCGGGCCGGCCGTGGCGGTTCCGGTGTTTCGACCGGAGCGCGCAAGAGCGCCATCGCGTTGTCAAGGTTCTCTCGGGCGGGCGCGACGATCGCCGCCACGACGTCGCACACCTGCACATCGTTGGGGGCATAGCGGTGGTCAAGGTCGGGGACCTTGCCGCGCGCGATTTGAAGGCAGCCCTCGATAATCGCCCAAGGCGGGAATTCCCGCAGCACCGCACGCAGCACTTCGACCGAGGCGTCCGCATATTCGCCCTCCTGGCGCGCCAGCGCCCGAAACCCGGAGAGCATCCCGTGCAGGGCAGCGTCCACCTCGTTGGCTTCGGCGGCCGTAAATGGGCGCAGGCCGTTTATCAGCTCGGCGGCGCGATGCTGCAACGCGGCCCGATTGGTCGGTGTCAGGGCGCGCACGATCTCACGCGCGCCGTGGTCGGGGATCCAGTTCGACCACAACCGGCTCGGCGTCTCGTAGTTCGTGAGCCTCGAAGGCGGCGGCCGCACGCCGGGCTGCTGCGACGGCTTTGACGGCGTGGCTGCCGCCGCGAGAACCGCCGGCACTAAATCCCCGATTGGTTTGAATTCCTGGCTCATCGGTCCACCTCTCCTGATTGATCCATGTTTCGGGGTTGCACCACGACCGATCGTCGGTTTTGGCCACGTAGCGCTCGAGCCCACTCCACAGCTCGGCCCACGCCACGCCGCGCTTGCGGGCGCGGTCGAGCTTGGCGAGCGCCTTCGGCTTTCCGATCTTGTTGGGGTACTTCGACCAGAATTGATCGCGATAGTTCTTCGGCCAATCGCACGGACCGGCCACTTCGGCCGGTCGAATGTCGGCCGCATCCGCCGAACCTGACCCTGTTCGATCAACTCGTGAGGTAGAAAGACTCTCTCCTAAATCTTCTTGTTGGTTGTAGGTTGTAGGTTGCTGGGCGTTTGCTGCCGTTTTGCTGGTACGTTTGCTGGTAGCAAAACTGCCATTCTGCTGGTAGCAAAACGCCCGTTTTGCTGCTGTGGCTTTTCCGCCACTACTGCCGGAAAAGGCCCTTTTCTCATACTTTTCGCGGGCCTCGGCAAGCTCCCGATCGATCCGTTTATGCTTCCAATTTGGTGAGAAAAACGGTGCAATTTTTGTTCGCAATTCCTTCCATTTTCGGTCAGACATGCGAGCGATCGCGGCGAGCTGCCGATCGTCGTCGGGAAGGCCGCCCGTGGTCCAATAGTGCATGATCAACAGGAGATAGGCGCCGTGGTCGACGGTGCGGAGGTGCCCGGTGTCCTTCAGGTAGTCGCCGATGTGGAGGGACATCCAAGGAAAGCTCATCTGCAACACTCCCCGACGATGAACTCGGCCAGGGCCGGCGCATTGCGGTAGATCTCCTTGCCGCGGACCCGGATCAAACGGATGCCGACGGCGTGCGCGTCAGCGTCCTTGGCCCGGTCGTTGGCCCGTTGCGCCGCGGTGGCATGGAAAGCAGCGCTATCGCACTCGACCAGGACGAGCGGCCGGCAGGCGCCGGGGGGCGTGATGGCAAAGTCGTAGCGATAGCGGCCCAGCCTGTATTGGGGGATGATGTCGAACTCACCGCGCGCCTCGACCAGCAGGGCGGCGCCTAGACGGTCCTCGATCGGGCTCTCGCAGTGCATCCGCCGCCCTCCGAAATACGCATGGCGCGCGGGGATGGGCTATGCCGCTTTTGATCGCGGCGTTCCATCTTCATTGAGCACGTCTTCACGCACAACGGTGGGTGCGTGATCGCGCAGGGCGTCGAGTGTATCGTCGAGCCAATGCGTCTCGTTCGCCCATGCGCGGTCTTGCGCGATCTTGTTTTTATCGATAACGCGCTTGCGCCGGAGCGCCTGTACTAAATTGATCCGGCCGCGGTTAATGCGAGGTCGGCCTGGGCCGCCCAGCGCAATCTGTGCTTGGTGTGGGAAGAGACCGTCCTCTGCTTTGTCTTCGAACGCTTCGGCGCTATCAAGTATCGAATTGGCCCAGTCGCGCAACAGGGCATCAGCCGGGTTCCCGTTCGTGTAGTGCTGATGAAAAAGCCCAATGACATCCGGCAAGATGTCATCGCGCTTATATTCCTGTTTGCCTTTCCTCGCACGCAACAACGCCAAGTCCGCATAGAAACCGCTCGGAAGTTTTCTCATGTGCTCGACTCCATTGCGTTGGCCAACGCATTCAGATAGTCGGCCGCCTTGCGCAGCCGCTCAGGCGTGATGCTTTCGCCGCGACTTTCCGCATGCGCGGCGTCGTATTCTGTGACGATGTCGTTTGCGTCATTTGGCGTGCGGTCAAGTCCACGCACACAGTCGAGCAATTCCATCGTGAACGCCCAGCGTTGCTGCTTGCGCGCCTCGGCCTCTTTTTTCATGGTCGCTTCTGCGGCTTCAAGCGTGATGCGCTCTGCCGCCACCGCTTCGGCTAAGTCAGGTCGTTCCTCGCTGAGTTTGCGGAGGCGTGATTGTTCATTCAGCGTTCCGCCGCGACGGAGCGCAAAGGCATCATATTTTTCCTTGAGCGATGCGCCTGCCTTCACTTCAGCGGCTGCGAGCGCATCGTCTTTGAGCAAGACATGCCCCTGCTCAACGTAGACAGCATTTGAACTAAATAGCTTTGCGAAGTGATCGCGAGGCTTGGTGATCAAGTGTAAATTTTTTGCACTTGATTTTCGATCCCCGCCTTGCGTTCTGACCCGCCCTTCCTTCTCCGCCTGTATCCACGCTTCCGCGGCTGCGATGGCGCGCTGCCCTGCGGTGAGGTTGCGCCGCTTCACGTTGAGCGAAACGACAAGCGCCAGAAGATCAGTGGCGCCGTTCACGCGCTCGAAGCGCGGCTCGATGCCAACCATCTCGCACGCCTTCAGGCGATTGCGGCCATCGACGAGCCATTCCTCTTCGTCGAGCAGGGTCGTGATGATGTTTTGCCGTTGACCGTTGGCTTTGATGTCCACCGCGAGGTCGGCGAGTTCTTCGTCCGTCATCATCGGAAAGAAATTTGCAACTGGGTGTATGTTCATGCCACCCCCCTTCCCTACGCAGCTGAATTACTCGGCATCCCCGACCGCCATGAAATCGCCGGGGCGCAGCCGGATTTTCCGCCTCTTGGCGTAATCCAGCAGCTTATGAAATTCGCTCTGCGGGATGAGCCCGCCGGTGCCGCCGCGCTGGCGCGAGTACATCCAGCGATAAACTCTTGTGAGATGCTTGCCGGTGATCTTCGTCACCACGTCCACCCCGCCGAGGCGCTCGATGATGCTTTTTGCGGGGTTGAGGTGTTCGGTGGGCATACGTCATTTTGCACCAGCCGCAAAAACTGTCAACCGCAACATTGACGTTTTGTCTATTGCGGAAATCGCAATTTAATAGTACTAGTGCATCAATTGATGCTACCAGTGCATCAGTTACGGAATCGATGATACTGTTGCATCAGTTTGTGTCTGAGTCGGTGGCGGACGATGACGAAGTTTGAAAAATCACAAGAGCGCCAGCAAGCGCCTACGGAATATCGAAATGGACAAAGCACGATTCACAGAGGCCGAAGAAGAGCGCAAGACCGCGCCCACAGAGTTCTCCGATTGGTTTGAGCGGGGGTTAAAGCAGCGCGGCAGGGGCGCCGGCAACGAGTTGGCAAAACTGCTCGACATTCGTCCGGAACTCGTTTCGAGAATGCGCTACGGACAGCGCCCGCCAAAAGCGCACGAACTGCGCATCATCGAAGCGTATTTGGGCGGGTCCGCCCCCCTCGGCATAGCCACAGGCCCCATCGGCGTAGGCGTGGACATCGAAAGACTCGTACCCGCCAGGGTGCGTGTGATCGGCAACCTGGTCGGCGGATCAAAAGTCATATTGCTGGACGGGAAGCTCGACGAGGTCGTTATTCCCGAACCAATACCTTTCAAAACCATGGCGATCGAGGTCAGGGG